GGTATCACTTCTAACACAGTCGGTCTTTCTTCTTCATGATTTATTCCTATAATGGGAGTTCCATCAGGTTGTATAATTTCATTATAATACATAAAAGAATAAATAGTATATCTTTTATGTATATTAAATGCAAGGGATATTGTTTTATATGCGACTGTCCTTTAGAACCATATGTAAAAACAGATAATAAAGAAAAACGCGAACTCATCAGAAAGTATAAAAAAATAAATCCAATTTTTTTAATAAACAACGAAACGTATTTGAAATTTTTCAAATTAAAAGTAGAAAGAGTCTGTTATTCGTGTTTTAAAACATGTGGTACACCATCTCAGGAAGTTCTCAGATCAAGAGAAATTGGAAAAATCAAAACTATCAATAGAAATTTATCGTTATCCAGAAAAGAAGTATTTTTATGGTACATAGGTTTATACAAATACGTAAACAAACATTTTCATAACAGGCCCATAGTCGTGTACAATGATATTTAAAAAATTGTAAATAATAAGTAGTATGTGTGATACATCTGGTCCAAATACCGGCGCCGTTTTACGAATGAACGCCATAGGTAAACAAGATACGTACCTTTTATCAGACGAACCCGACAAATCGTTCTTTAAATATGATTCTAAAAATCACGCACATTTTACCAAGTTTCATAAAAGTTTAAACGTTAGCAAACCAAGTACAGCCAAACCAAATTGGCCTTTTGGAGAAACGATTAAAGTAACCTTAAATCCAAGAAATATGGGAGATCTCTTATCCAATATGTATATATCATTAACTCTACCATCTATAAATAATGCAAACGATGAATATTTTGCAGACCAAGTAGGAAGACATATATTCAAATCAATCACTATGCGTGTGGATGATCTCATTGTAGAAACATTTCACGATGATTGGGGTGTTATTTATGACGAAATGTACCTCGACGAATCTGAAAAGCGTACAAAAAGATATACACTAAATAGGAATTTAGCAGAAGATACATCGTTATTAGCAGGTAATGCAGTATTTGGAGGTTTAAAATCTAAATTATTTATACCCATTCCATTTTTCTTTTCGAGAAAATACGAAAGTGATGAATATGAAACAAACAAACCAAATAGGCCATATTTTCCAACGTGTGCCATACATAAACAAAAAATAGAATTTGAGTTTGTTTTTAGACCTAAAACATTCTTTACAAATGCTGTAGGTACAGTTTCACTCGATGGGTTTGACATTATTACAGAAGAAATAACAATACCCAACGAAGAGAGGGTTTACATTAAAAGTAAAGAACACACGTTCATAACAGATGTTGTTAAAAAACACCCTTCTCTTGAAATAAAAACGGGTGAAACGGACGTAAAACTAGAACTCGTTCCGGACATACCCGTAAAAAATATATTCTGGTTTTTTAGACAGGCTGATTTTGAAATCGAAAATATTTTTGATGGTACCGGAAATACATTATTAGCAAATGTGTTCGCAAACAGATATAACTTCTCATCAAACGTAGAATATTCCGTAAAGAATGAATTTTATAATCCACCCATGGAAAAAGCTAAAATATTCATAAATGGAGAAGATATGCCAAATTTACAAGATAGCGATCACAAATATTATAAATACGTAGTACCTTTTACAAGTCGTTTATCTAGACCGTATAGAAATATTTATACGTATGCTTTCTCGATGAATCCGATTAATGTGGAACCATCGGGAAGCTTGGATTTTAGTCAATTACAATCAAACAAAACAACACTAGAAGTAAATATGAAAAGTGGCTTAACGCGTGATTATACTTTACACGCATATTACGTCGGATACCAAACATTCTCGTTTAAAGAAGGTTTCATGTCGCGCGCTTACTAAATAAATCATTTTTATTAACGTTTATGTATTCTATTATTTTATTTTTTATACACCATCTTATGAAATTCAATTGTGCTACTGTTGTATGAATTTCATGATTTGTACCAGGTATAGTATACCCAATTTTAGTCGATCTACAAAATGGGTCGAATAATTTTTTACTATACCCATCCAAACTCGATTTATAGGCACAATGAACGCTAAAAATTTTACCATCACCCGTTTTATAAGATAAATTTGTACGCTTAGAATAATTTGTTATGAACCATTCTAAGTTTCTCAAAGATATACCACCAGTTTTATTTAATATGTTCTCCAATATTTCCCTATTTTTGGGTAATTCATAAAACGTATCGATAGAATTTAACAGTATATCAGATTTGTTCATGTTATGAAATATAGGACTCTAACTTTTAAGTACCTTTTTAATGATATTGATCGGCCATTTCCTCTAAAGACTGTTCCGAATGCAAGGGTATATAACTGTTTGATTTAGGAATCACTTTCATATTAACATCTCTATCACAATACAGTGTCTGATTTACATGCTTCCTACAAAAATTCTGTTTTTTATTACCACATTCGTGGCTACATATGGTATCATTTCCATCTCTATCTTTGTATATACCCTTACATTTACCCAAATGATAATCTTTTTCTATAAACGGTATAAACTGTTTAAGTGATAATTCAGATATACACATATTCAGCCTTTTACACTCATTTAATATACTACGATTTACTTCTTCTTCGCATAAATGATCGATATCCCACAAACACTTGGAAAATCTAGAATTACCCTTCTTATACTTTTCTATATCCCGTTCATCCTTAACAGGATCATCTTCGAGTTCGTAAGACAATTCTTCGGGATATGGATAACCAGATTTCAATTGGTCAATAGTTAACAGAGTGTACTTTTTTATTATACGTTCCCATAATATCTTAATGTTATGTATCGTATTAGCACGTATATAATACCAAATCTGTTTTTCAGTAGAAGATTTACTAACGTTTACCATTATTAATATATAAGGTCTTGTTTTTAAGTATTAAAAAAATCGCTAATTTTTCTCTGAGTAGGATCGTGTACAAATTTCTTACGTCTATTTGGTTTAGCACGTGTAATGAGTTCACCAAATATCTCTTCCTTAGGATCTTCAAATAATGGTTCGATCAAATCACACACCGGATTCAAAAATTTATTCAAAAAGTAATACGGATAATCAACCGGCAAATTATTCTCTTCCGCGTATTTAGGATCTTCAGCTTTTTCGTAAGCTTTTGCTCTAGGATCGTGCGTTTTTAAAAGAATATAAGGAACTCTATCCCCCGATTGTGGTTCAGAACCAGGTTGTCTTTCTCGCATTTTATTACGAACTTGAACGTGTGATAAATTATCAGATTTGTATGAATCACCTAATTGTTGTGAAAGTATTAATTTTTCATGAGGAACATCGCCTTCAAGTAATTCTATAGCACGTTGTAATGCAAGCGCCTTTGGTGGACCAGTATCACTACTCTCTAAAACAACGTCGAGTAATTCTTTACACACTTCGCGCATGTGAGGTGTATTATCTCTTCTCACGAGCTGCAAACCCTTAACATCAATATAATCCATATTCATATTTCCATCTTTACCTTGTGTCCAAAGTTTTGCCGCGTACCGTTTCTTTGAATACAAAAAATACGGACAATACACCTTTTCAAGTTCAAGATTATTTGGTTTTTTAAATAAGTGTGTACACGCAGACGCTGCGCGTTCCCCAAGTTCCCAGCTATACTTAATAGCTTCATCTCCTTTACGATCACCGACATCAAATTCAACCATAACCGAATCAGTATCACCGTACCTTACCTTCGAACCCGGGAAATTCTCCTCGACATATTTTTTCGTATCATCTATCATCATTCGGCCTTTTCGAGTAACTGATGATGCAATTGGAACACACGGTAGCATACCTTTAGATGCACCCGTAAACCCATATACAGAATTCATGGAAATTTTATACGCCAATTGTTTACCATTATACATTTGTTGTATAGAACCAGTCGAATTAGCCATATCTTTTTTAGCCTGTTTACGAAACTGTTTAAGCTCAAGAAGAATACTCGGTAAAAGACTCGGTACATTTTGAACAAACTTAAACTGCCCAAACGTTTCGATCTCTAAATCGGGATACCTCTCCTTATCTTCATATTTAGCATCCATTATCAAAGTCGAATAACACAAATTATGCGCCATCATTATAGATGGATACAGCGCTTCAAAATCAAGTGCAGTAATAGGAGTATAATATGCACCTTTCTGCGCTTCAAGAACAGTTGCTCCTTCATACCCATCGACCATACCCTCACCCCACGAAAGTGTAGGAACAAGGTACCCCATTTCCCGGGCCTTTTTTGTTAATTGACTAAAAACCTTTATCTGTTGCCCTCTTTCAACAAGGTACGTTAAAGGAACCCACGTTGCTTTAGCCATTTCCAAAAGGTTAATGAGTGTACACAACTTTGATAAAAGCCTATGAGGAAGTAAAGTATCTTTAATACAGTATTCAGCGACCTCACGTAATTTAACAGGATCTTCCTCGACAAAACGTGCAAACATTTCCTTCGCAGGCATATCTATTTTTTGATCACCAAGATACAATTTAGAAACGTTATCAAGTTTATACGAATCAAGTTTATACCCTTTTTTTACTTCGTGAAACAAATCAAAAACAAAACGACCAGGTATAGGTAAGAGTTTTAAGTCGTTATCACCAAGAGCACTCGAGGACAATTTCTTATACACCATTTTACACGCGTAATCTTTCAATTTACTTATCTTATAAAACTTTCGAGAACACCCAACTTTTTTAGCACGTTTCATTATGTATTCCATATCAAAACCAAATATGTTCCAACCCGTAATAATATCAATATCCTTTGTAATCATGTATTGACTAAACGCCTCTAACATACCCTTTTCAGTATCATAACTAAATATATTACACCCATCCAAATTAGAATCCGTTTTCTTATAACAAAAGCATGTTTTATCGTAAGGTATATCTTTACCAAACGTACACAACGAAATAGCTATTTGGAAACAACAATCACCGTCTATATCCGCATCCGGAAATTTACCAGTAGAACTATTACATTCTATATCCAGGGAAGCAACAACAAAAGGGGCAGTTTCTGGATTATCAACGGGTTTTAACAGTGTCCAATCTCTACAATATAAATCGATATCAACATGCGCAACATTATTATCATTACACGAATCACTTGTATCTAACCACCCAGTCGATTGTATACCAGTCCTATGCATTAGCCTCAGGACAGGGTCAAGGTTAGACTCGTACACTTTCAGCTTTTTGTATTCATCTGGAAGAGCTCTATTCTTAATTTTATAAGAAACCTTCCTACGATCACCCAAAGTTTCAAATTCAAGTTTCATAAAATAAAACTCCTCGTTATCCTGAAACCCCCATACGTCTTTCGATTTTATAATCGTATAATCAAAATTAAGTTCAGGACATAATCTACACATTTTTTGATACCAAATAGAAGCCCATGTTTTGTAATCTTTACGAGGAAGCTTCACGTAAAAATATGGTTTAAACTCGGTCGTAACACATACAGATTTCCCATCAAACGTCTTACCAAAAACACGTACTAAATGGGCTTGATCGTCATCTTGAGTTTCCCAGGTAAGAGCTTGGAAAACAACCATTTTTCTTACTACGTTATCGCTCGATTTTTTTAATATACTATATTAGTAAAATATGTCAGCTGCTTTGATTGACCTCGTATCGGTCGGTGCCCAAGATGTGTACATCACAGGCGACCCACAAGTCTCGTTCTTCAGACAAAACTATAAACGCCACACTAACTTCGCGATAAAACCAGAACGTCTCGATTACATCGGTTCGTTCGGTGCAGGTAATGAAATTGTTATCCCAATTAGATCCAAGGGAGATCTTTTAAGCTACGTCTGGCTTGAAGGTACAGACATCAACTTAAAAAATGCAGATACGAACAGTTTGTTTAATTCTAATTCGTCAACACCAACGGAATTCTCACTCTGGATAGGTGGTCAAGAAGTGTGCAAAATGGATTCGCTCTTTGTCGCGGGTGTCCATAACGTGCTCTACAACGAATCCCAAGCGAAGGCTTCGTGCGCAACAACGTGCTACGACAACGGCGAAAATGCCAGCTCGAAATCATACGTCATACCATTCTTCTTCAGCGAAGATTGGACCAAATCTTTACCACTCGTCGGTCTCCAATACCACGAAGTTGAAGTCAGAATAAAGTTACCTTCAGACTTTGCAGCTCACGCGGATGGTTACAAAGCATACGGTTCGTACGTGTTTCTCGATACCGCCGAACGTGAATTCTTCGCAACTGAAGAACACGAAGTTCTCTTCACACAAACACAATTCCAACCAATGACGCACACGGATACGTCCGTCGATCTCACGTACTTTAACCACCCAGTTAAGGCCGTTCACATTGCGTGCGCGGAAGATCACAGTACTAAATACTCGTTCACAGACGCGACCATGTACATTAACGGAACACCACTCTTCGAAAACATGTCCTACGAATATTACAGCAAGGTTGTGCCATCCAGACACTGCTCCGTTCTTTCACCAACGCTCGATTCTGAATGCGTCGCCACGTGGCCATTCTGTCTTACAATGAACAAGTCTCAACCAACTGGTACATTAAACTTTTCGCGCATCGATAGTGCAAAATTGGCTATAAACTCACCAACTTCTGGGGATACACCAAAATTAACTCGTGCATATGCGGTCAACTATAACATTCTCAGGATTAAGAATGGTATGGGTGGCGTCGCATTCGGCAACTAAATATTAAATTAATTCGTACCAGTCGACCCAAAACCTCTATTAGCACGCAACGTTTTCTTCAATTCGTCAACCTCTTTTATAACAGGTGTCATACACCTTTCCAAAATTAACTGCGCAATTCTATCACCCTTTTTAATTTCGTAAGGAATAGCTCCGAGATTAAATAGGTTAACACGCAATTCACCCGTATAATCGGGATCGATAACACCTGCACCTACATGGATTCCATATTTCACGGATAAACCAGAACGAGGGGCAATTCGACCATAACACCCATCAGGGATAGTCGCACATATACCCGTACTCACGATATTTCGAGAACCCGGTTCAATAGTTAGATCTTGAAGACTATATAAATCATAACCAACGGATCCGTGTGATTGTCGAGTAGGCAAAACTGCGTCTATACTAAGGCGTTTAATTAAAAGTTTATCTTCTGTATTCGTCATTTTATATAACTAGTCCATTATTCTTTAATTCATTTAAAAAAATAAACCAAAATTAAATAAATGAGTTTGAAAATTATTATGGGAAATATGTTCTCCGGTAAAACAACCGAACTAGTTCGACGTTTGAAAAGGTACAAAATTATAGGAAAAAATATTCTCGTATTAAATTCAACACTCGATACACGATCACCAGAAGAAGTTTTACGAACACACGATAACATGAAATTTGAATGTATAAAAACGGAAAATTTAGATAACATAGATTATACAAACGTAGATGTTATTGCCATAGACGAGGCTCAATTCTTTCCCGGACTTAAATCATTCGTTAAAAATGCTATATTTAACAACAAGACCGTTTTATTAGCAGGTCTCGACGGTGATTATAAACAGGAAAAGATAGGTGAAATAATAGATTGTATACCCCTCGCCGATAAAGTGTTCAAAATATCAGCCATGTGTATGGAATGTATGGACGGTACACACGGACCATTCACTAAACGTATTGTCGATAACGACGAAATAAACTTAATTGGAGGTAAAGACATGTACAGGGCAGTGTGTAGAAAACATCTATAAAATATATACACCAACATTATGAAATTACAAGATCTAAACAAGTTCACGGATGTCATTCAAAAAGAGGTAAACAATTTACCAAATAATTTCATATCCAAAATCCCAAGAAAAGAAGGTGAATGGGACGGTTCAGAACATATGCAAGAAATTGTAAGTTTATACGAAAAAGGAAATTATGGGTGGTTAAAAGGTGGACAAGACCATGTACAAGATTCATGGGTAAGTTGGCCAATCATTTGGAACTGGAATCAAGTATCTGGAAATTGTAGACAATGTCCTAAAACAGCAAAATTACTTTCAAAAATAAAAGGAATAAAAATAGCTGGATTTTCACTCATGAAAGGTGGCGTAAAATTAAAGGAACATACAGACGATGTTGGAGATGATTATTCATACACGTACCACCTAGGGTTAAAATGTCCAGAAAAATGTTTCCTCCACCACTCGGTAATAGGTACACACGTAGAAGAAAACGGTAAGGCTTTACTCTTAGATGCACGCGAACCACACTGGGCCGAAAACCAATCTGAACACGATAGAATAATTTTATACATGGAAATATATTCTCACGATATATAAATGTCAAACGAACTTAAAGATCCAAAACTAACAGATACACAAATAGCTTTATTTGCCTTACCAACACTTATCGTAATCACAATAGCCCTACTCATACTACTGAACAAAAAAATAAGACGTAGTCCAGGAGCTTACATATCACTCACACTCGCCATAATACATCTTTATCATCACTACACGCTCGCAAGATTACAAAACAAACAGTAGATACATAAAGTAATAAATCATATAGTATATAAAAACATGTTTATGATCCAAGAACCTTACGGATTATCAGAATTTCAGTGTTGGTTAATATCACTCACTTTAGGAATTGTTTTATACAGGCGCTACAAACGTGGCGAAAATTACATACAATAATTTAAAAACGTATTTTTCTACAAAAGTTTTCCTTTCGTATAAAAATATACGTACATGTTAATAATGAGTTCAACACCAGATACACCAATTGGTTCTCGTAGAAAGGCAGATACAGTTTACGTGTCTAATAATAACAATAATAATCAAAAATCAGTTGCAAGACAGGGAACGAGTAAAAGACCTCTTAGCAATAATAATCAAAAATCAGTTGCAAGACGGGTAAAAACAAAAAATGCAACTAATAGTAAATACCCATTTAAAATACCTATACCAATTACACAACAAAATAAAAATTACAGAAAGTATTTAAGTATTCGTGCAGAACGTCCGATTTCAAAAAAAATTCGTAAACCAGTAAATGGAAAAAGAGGAGTAGTAGCTCAAAGAACAGGAATTCCACCGAATTTTAGTAAAAAAGTTTATGACCCTAAACCGGCAGAAAATAAAAAACCACCAAAACAGACAACAACTAAAAAACCGACAACAGTTACTCAACCTTCTACAAAATCTAAAAACTTATCGGAAGTATTATTATCTAGAATTAATAATTTTACTAATCAAAAAAACAAAAATGTTGCGAGAGGACTCAGTTATTTATACGAGAGTAATAAAGGAATAGTACCAAACACACATACACAAAACGTTTTTAAAAATGCAAAAACCGTAAATAATCAATTTACGCTTATGAAAAAACAAGTTAATCATATAAGTTCAGATACAAAACATATAAAGTTTTCTAAAAACAAAATTGATTTAAAATCTTCAAATAAAGATTTTAATCTAAATTTTCTATTTTTAGTTTATTTAGATATGGTACACGATGGAACGTATACAGGTAATTCTTTCAAAACATTTTTAAACAGTGATATTGCAAAAATATTAATTGGTAATCAAATACCAAAATTTAAAATTACTACCATGATGAACAATATTATGAAAATAACACCTTCTTCTATTCACAAAAATAAAACTAATACTAATATTAGTGCTAAAAAAGGATTTGAAACAGCTATAAAAACAAATATTGACGGAGTATTCGGTGTTAACGAATGGTCAAAACAAACAATAAAAGCCAGCAATTTAGATATTACCAAGAGTTTATATATCACGTTAGATGCAGAAAGATCTGCCACTCGAGGTACAACTACAGGTGTTGGAAGTTCTATCTCATCAATAATATCTAACTCAAAGAAAAATAAACAGAGACTATTAAAACCATTATTTACAGTAGGTAGTTTAACAGACCCCGGTAGTGGTTATTTACAAAGAGGATTGAAATTTTTTGCACCAACGATCGTATCTAAGGATCCATCTTCATCAGCTAAATGGTGTCTCCAATTAATGACTTTTAATATTAATGATAAAATGAATGTAAAAATGGGATTCGACGATAAAAACAATACTTATACATGTAAAATAAATGAAAATGACATACCAGTTGGTACTAGAAAAAATAACGCAAACACTACAGTAACAGCCATTTCAAAATTTATGGGTGATTTTACACAAGTATTGTATAACGTATCTCTAATGAAACATTATAAAAACTCGACACAAGATATAAAAGATAAATTATGTTTAGGTACACACGACGGTTCGTTATCATTAATGTACGCGTTTATGGTACATAATCTTGTAGGTAAAATGCCTAAAATGATTTTAGATATGAGCAAAAATAACGAAATTATTATATACAATTTACACGGATTTTCAAGAGTCCCATCTACACCTAGTAGAGCTACAAACAGTACCGAATACCACGGAAGAACACCTGGTCTTTCAACTGTTCAGGGAAGAAAAACACAATCAAGAACGACCGGCCTTAGCACTCCCCAAGGAGGAAGATCAGTTGCTGGAGGTAGATTAAATAAAACAAGAAGAGGACTTTTTTAAAAATAATTTTATAACTATATAATAAATGACCCGAGTTCATTTAAAAAAGAGTCCAAGAATCGACAAAAAGTTCCGCGTAACGTTCGAAAACGGACGTTACGTTGACTTTGGTGCGAGAGGATACTCGGACTATACAATACATAAGAATCCTGTGCGAATGCGTTCTTACGTAACGCGACACGGTGGATTCGTTCCGTATATGGTTCAAAAACAAACTGATCCTAAACTCATTCACACAAACATGCTCGATGTTATAAGAAGCGATACAGAAAACTGGGGTAAAACAGGTTTTTATACCGCGGGGTTTTGGTCGAGATGGCTTCTTTGGAGTCAACCCGATTTGGTAAGTGCTAAAAAGACAATGACTAAGAAATTTGGTTTAGTTTTTTTCTAAGACCGCGTTTTTCAAGATTGGCTTTCAAAGCAGTCATTAAATTCGCGCGAATGTTTCGTTTCATGGGACGTGGTGGAACTGGTGGTGCTGGTGGTATTGGGGGTGGAGCTGGTACACGTCTAATAGGAAGTGGTGTAGATGGTTTTCTAACAGGGGTTTTAGGTTTAGGAATGCGTGTAGGTGCATCCATTATTTTAAACATGGATTTACACGCGCGTAAAAGTTTTTTCGTTTCTCGAACTTGAATGTCCAAAGCCGGCGCCTGTCGTCTTTGAATTTTCAAACTCAATTCCTTTTCTGTTAAAGGTACGCGTTTACCTTTTACCTTTTTAGTGACGCGAAGACCAAGTCTCTTAGCTTCAGTTTTTAATGAATCGATCCTCATTTATAGTAAACCAAGAAATTAGTTATATTTAATAATTAGGCATGGGAACATAATTCATTGCACGATCAGCAGCCATTCCTGCTGCTGCACCGGCTAATGCAGTGGGTGCGAGTTTTGGTGCAATAAACCAACAACATAAAAAACACACGGTCGTAATAACGGCGTCAGATATAGTCGCTTTTTTACACTTCTCACTCTTTTTGATCTTATCGATATCAGGTACCCATTTACCACATATACCCCATCTTGTAGATTGCGAAACGCATATGACTATAAGTGAAGCAAGCATAGCAAGCTTATCCATTTTAAACAGAAGATGGATCATTTTATTAATAACGTATATTTTTATTTAAAAAAAGTTATCCGTTCTGTATAGTTTAGCCTGGAATGCACCCGTTTGTCCCAGTATAGAAACATCTTCGTTTCCGTAAAATTCACCACACCCAATATCGTCCATACAGTCTCTAGAATTGTGAGTTATTGGAAGCGAATACATTTGATCACCGGGTGTTGTCGTGTAATAATGGTACCTATCTCTTCTACCTCGAACCTCTTTACCATACAAAGGTAAAGTTTCATCATCTGGACCAACAAGAACCCCCATTTGTTGGACGTGTCCAGGTTTATATTCTTTGATTGGTGGATCCCTGTATTCCCTTTCAACTCGTACTGGAACTTTTACAGGTACAGGTACGCGAACTGGAACGTTTTTCTGAACCGTTATTGGGTTACGAGCTTGGTATACAATAAGCAACATAAGTGCGACGAGCATAAAACCTAACAACTTTTGTTTTGTTTTAACCTTCATTTATAATACCACAACATTATTTCCGTAAACTATACAACGGACTCAAATCAATTCGATCGAGTCTAAATTGAACCAACATCCAAAGACTAAAGAAAACGGTTTTCAATAAATTATTTGCATCGGTATCATCCATCATATATATTGGTCCCATGACCCTACCAAAGAACGTCTCTTCTTTCTTATTACCAGTCATAACCATTTCCATTTGTG